ACCGCCACGCTGCTCTTCGGTGCCGCTGTCGGTCGCGCGACCTCGCTCAACCGCCTCACCACGGCCTAATCAGCCGCCGCAAGGCAAACCGAAAGGGCTCCGCAAGGGGCCCTTGTTTTGTGCCCCCTACCAATCCGGGCAAGTATAGGATGAGCCTCTACGGAACCGAGTTTCTCAACGACGCCAAAGAGATGGTGGCGGACTTCGGCGTGGCCGGGTCGGCCAACTCTGGCGCCATCACCTTCTCCTGCCTCATCTCCGACCCCGCGGTCTCGACCGTGCTCGAAGCAGGGGGGTATATGGAGCGGACCCAGTATACGGTCAGGCTCCCCGCTGTAACGGCCTCCTGGAGCCAGCCAGACGGGTCTATGGGGGCATCGGCGGCCCTACTGTCCTCGGGTGCCCCCATCGCCTCCCTAGGCCAAGGCAAGAAAATCGTGGCCGGCGGCAAGACCGTCCGCATCACGACCCAGACCTACAAGCCCGGGTCGGCATGGATCACGCTCGTCGTCATCGACGATAACCAGTAACTCCTGTGGTCACCGTAAGCATTACGCCTGACTCCCAGGCTAAGTTTCTTGCGGCCCTCAAGCGCTTTGCCAAGAAGACCGGGCAAACCCTACGCGACGCCTGCCTAGAACAAGCTGCGCTGGCCTGCCAAGACGCGGCCACATTTACGCCCCCGCTGGCCAAGGGTGGCGGCAAGGGGCTATCCAAGGCCGCCGAGATGGCTGGCGAAAACGCCGTAGCCGGTGACATCAAGAAGATGTTTGTCTCGGCTAATGACCGCTACTCAAGGAATGCGGCCAACGTCTTGGCCACTAATCTGGCTTACGCCACTAGGAATAACGACATCGGGATGTTCAACAAGCTGATCGGTGGCGGGTCTATGAAAGCGCTCAAAAGCCTTTCTCCAATCTTGCAGAGGATAGCCAATGACCAGGACTATGACCGGGCGTTCAAGAAGGCTAAGAACTATCTGAACCGAGCCGAAATCGTCCTAAGCGATTACGGAACCATCGGGTTTGTCTTCAATATCCGGCCGGTCCATAATCAAATCAAAGGCAAGTTTGGAGGCCGCATCAAAAAGAATGTCCGACCAGTCAAAAAGAAGCTGCTCGTCGAGACCACTGCCGAACTCAAGGATTACATCCGCGAACGCCAGGAGATGGTCGGCCGCATCAAGTCTGGGTGGGCCTCCGCCCTTCGCTCCCTGCCTAAGCCTGTCATCAATGGCATCCCCAAGAACTTCGGCGTCGGCCTGCTTAGTGTTGCTTGGATCAACAAGCACACCAGCGTCCAGGGGAAGAACACCGTATCGGCGACCGAAAAGAACGTCGACGTCAGCGTCACGAACATCCTCGGTAATATAGCGAACATCGCCACCGATGCGAGCGTGCTAGACTTGGTCTACGCCAACCGTGTCAGGCAGATGAGGGCTCGCGTGAAAGAGCATCTCGGGAAAACCATCGACGAAGCCAACAGCAAATAACCTTTATGGGAACCAAATCTATCCGCCACATCGTAGAGGCCACCTTGGCCACCTACCTATCCACCCAGACCGGGCTGACCACCGTCACCTTCCTGACCGGGGACAGCGCCGCGACCCAGACCCTGCCCAAGGCCGTGGTCCTCTGCGAGTCGGCCCGTAGCCCTAACGACCTCCCCGAGGGCGAAGGCAACTTCAGCTGCTCGGTCCGTATCACCCTTTTCTCGAACGCCGACGACACGACCCTCGCCGATCACCGTGCCCGCTGCGCCGCCCTGTCCGGCAATATGCGCGACCTGACCAGCATCAAGGCGGCCTTCGTCACCTCGACCGACGCGGCCTGTTACGACGTCACGATGCAGTCCGAAGACGAGGGCATCGACGAGCGCTCCTGGGCGACTTCCTTCTCGTTTGACGTGCTGGTGGTCCTGCCCGCCTAAGCCAATTCCAAAGCCTGCAATTACAAATGGCCGCCATCTCAAACGGAACCACCTGTATCTACGGAGTCGCGGGTACTGTCACCAACCTCTTCGTCCAGAGCTACAGCCTCTCGTCCTCCTTTAACGCCGAGGCCACTGTGGTCGACGAGACGGGCCTGACCAAGACGCACCGCCTCGATGACCGCAAGAGCGAGATCACCATCGAAGGCATCGCCAAGACCTCGACCATGCCCATCCTCGGGGCCACGCTCGCCTTCACGACCAACACCGCCTCCGCCTATCCGGCCGGCTCGGCTTCGGTTTCCTTCTCTGGAACTATTACCAAGATTGACGACAAAGGTTCCAATAAGGGCTTCACGTCTGTGTCCATTACGGCCATCGACTACGAAGGAATTACCTGATTGATTCGCCTGTAATCAGATTAGGATAGACGGCGTGGACCGTCGCTTCCTCAACGCCTACGTCGACCCGGCTCCTTTTAGGATTCTGGGTCGAACTCTTTTCCCCTGGTGCCTGAAGTACCGGGTGCGCCTGATGGCCTTCGACTCGCCGCTTGTCACCGGCTCCCGCGGCATCACCCCTGCGGACCTTATCTTCGCCTGCCAAGTATGCGCCGAAGAGCAGCTAGGGGAGGTGGGCTGGCGTGACCGACTGCGCATCGTCACCCTAAGCCATCACCCCGCCAAGTTCGAGCGCCTGCTGGAAGCCTTCGCCGGATATATCCTCGTCCAGGACTGGCCAAAGTTCTGGGAGCAGACCAAGACCAAGTCAGGGGGCGGCGACAAGGGGGTGCCTTGGCCGCTGTCCATCGTGGCCAACCTGATCGCGTCGGGCATCCCTGAGCAGCGGGCTTGGGAGATGCCGGAGTGTCAGGCCATCTGGCTTAACTCCGCCCTAGCCATCCGTAAGGGTGCGGACGTGGCGATCATGTCGCCCGAGGAGGAAGACTTCATGGCCGAGGAGGAAGCCCGGGACGCCGCGGCGGCTGCTTCCAATCCTGCAAAGGAAAGCACCCCCTGACATGGCCCAAGACCTGACAGTCAACATCAAGACGACCTCCGACGTCCCGCAGGCGATGGACAAGGCCAAGCAGGCCACGACTGGTTTCGGCAAACAGGTCGAGGACATTGGCAAGAAGTTTAGCACGTCATTCAAGGACATCTTCCTTTCCTTCCTCGGGCCTATGGCGCTGCTGACCGCTGCCATCTCTATAATCGGCAAGATGATTGCGGACAATGCAAAGAAGCGTGAAGAGGCCAATCAGGCAGCCATTGACGGAACCAACGAGCTGATGTCTGCCGAGGACCGTTACTACGCAAGGAAGCGTGATAACGAAAAGAAAGATAAAGAGAACAAGGAACAGGCCGCCATGTCGCGTGAAGAGATTACAAAAGACTTCCTTTTAAATGACCCAATTGGTCGAGCTTATTTGTACACTAAGCAAGGCGGCAAGGCTCAAGAACAATTACCTTCTTGGCTTAAAGGTCTTCAAAAATTAACAGGATCAGACGAGAGCGCGGCTGGGATGTTATCTAAAAGCCAAGAGGCTCAGATGTTTGTTCAAACTGCGCTGATGTCTCAGCGTCGAGAAAACCCTTTGCCAGGACAATCTGCCCCCTTCAAAGGCCCCGAAGGCTTCAGCAACGTCATCGGCGTAGGACCTAACCCGGTGCTAGAGGCCATGGCCCAGCAGAACGAAATCGCTTTGGCGCAACTCGCCGAGCTCCAGAAAATCTCCGGCAGCACTCCCGCCGGTCAAGGCGACTTCACCAAAGGCACCCAATCCAAATAATTTATGGCACGCGTCGATACTGGTAATAACCTAACAACCGTACTCCAACAGCCTGGGGCAAAGTTCCAAGAGGATGGCTACGGACTCGCCACGGGCACCATCGTCTTCAAGGCCGCAATCACGGCGTCCATCGGTGGCACGATTAACCGTGGGTCGGCCTGCCCGCAGGGGGCCTACTCATACTGCAAGGCTCACAAGTATTCAGTATCTTTCGAAAACCTTGGCATCGCTACCTACTCGGTGGACTATGTGGGCATCAACCCTGGCTACGGCGCCTCGACCGATCCGCAGATTACCGGCTCGCAAGGCCTGACCTCTGAGCACATCACGACCCACCCGAACTTCTTCGAGACGGCCACGGCGCTTGGTTTCTCAGGCTCTCCGATTGCTGGCGTCGGGACTAGCCCTGGCACGAAGGCTGACCCGAACTATCAATTAGTTACGGGAACTAGCGAATACGGAGGAAACAATGGCTCAACGTTTGAAAGCCCTAAGGGACGCAAGTTCATGGGTTTCAAGAAGGCCGAGTTTAATGACTTCTACGGCAAGACCAACTACCTTGCCCCGCAGTGTTCTCTCTCTGGCGTTTTCTACACTAGCAGCTCGGCCTTGGTCATCAACTTGCGGAACGCTGTCGGCAAGACCTCCGGTGATGGCTCTTTTGCCTCAAAGAGCTTGGTGCCGACCTACATGGGAACGGCCTTCGAGATCAGCGGCAAAAAACAACTGCTCCTGGCTCAGGTATCCTTTGAAGACTTCGGCCTGCTCTACAAGGTCCAGTATGAGCTGCGTTTCAACCGCGAGGGCTACAACTCGGCGGTCTACGCTCCTGCCTGATGAAGATCCAACCCGGAGTCGGCTATAACTTCGACTCGTCGTCGCACGGGTTCACGCTGGACACGTCCGACCCGTTTCCGTCCGCTACGACGACAGTCACCGGCCACCCCTTCAAAATTATCAACGTCGCTCTGCGTACTTCGGGCGGCGCTACGACCGTCACCTATCAGGTCCAGTCCGGCACCATCAATAACCTCGTCCCTCTGATTGACGACTACGTCAGTGGCACCGAGGTCAAGTTAGACCGCGTCACGGCGGGGGTGGCTAACCCTCCGACCGGGGAACTTGCCTCCTCGAATTACGACGCCACGACCAAGACCTCTTACATCACGCTCCGGGCAGGGCCTAAGACTGCCTCCCCTTACACCTACCCAGACGACGACGATACAAGCAACCAATACCCGGTAATTATTGGCGGCAATGTGGCACCTTCTACCCCCGACAGCGACACCTGGGGCTTCCTTGTCATCGGCACGATCACCGTCGACAGCATCACGGCCCCGACTACCTTCACGGTGAACCAAAACGTCACCGGCTCCCTCTGGGCTGACCGCATCAAGGTCAACGGACGCACGGCTAGTTACTACTACGCCCGCATCTGATGGGCGTCCTGATCGGAGCATCGGAAACCAACTCCACTTGGGGTCGCAACCGCACGCCCATCTTCAGCACCTACTTCGGCATCGCCGGCGGAACTCACAACAACGTCGCGACTGACGGCTGGGCCTCAGAGGCCAACACCTTCTTCCGCTGCGCTCAGTGGTGGAACTCGGTAAACTGGACAGACTCTGGCGGCATCGCCCAGGTCGGGTTATACGGGCCCTTGGCTTTCCCTGGCACGCCGTTCCCCCCACTGACATCATTCTGGGTGGGCGCCTATAACACCGACCCGGCTGACACCTACGCCCCCAACTACCTCGACGACGTGGAGGTCCAAAACGTCTGGGTAGGTCGGGACGTGGTCATTGACGCGACGACCTACACGATGGACTACTCGGCGCTTAACGGCGTCACCGGGTCTTTCCAGACGATCACGAGCTCGACGGACGTGGTTTCCTTCGACCTCTGACCCCCCCCTTCCAATCGGGGCAAGGTTAAGACCCGATGAGCTGCACTAATCAAGTAACCGTCTCGCAGGGTAACACCTTCGCCTGCACCTTTACCTGGAC